GGGAGTCAGATACCAATAAATTTAAGATTGGTGATGGCACAAACCACTGGGCAGACCTTGATTACTTTATCGACCAATCCTCCACAGTAAACCCTTCATTTGGGTCTAGTATTACATTTGAAGGTGCTACAGCCAACGCTTATGAAACAACCATTTCAGTTACAGATCCTACAGCAGACAGAGCAATTACCTTTCCAGATGCAAGCGGATCAGTTGTTGTAGCAGATGGTAGCGGTAATGTTACAGTTTCTGGTAATTTAACAGTACAGGGAACAACAACTTCTGTTGATAGCACTACTATAAATGTTACAAATGCTTTTGTTTTTGAAGGTGCGACAGCAGATGCTTACGAAACAGTTCTTACAATTGAAGACCCTACAGCAGATCGAAACATTCAACTTCCAAATGCCAGTGGTACAGTAATTACAACTGGAAACCTTAGCGCAACTGGTGCAACTGCAGCAGAGTTAGGATATTTGAGTGGTGTAACATCTTCCATTCAAACACAATTTGCAAACCATACACATTCCTTGTCTAGTATTACTGATATAACTGCATCTGCAGCAGAACTTAATCATGTTGATGGAGTAACTTCTTCAATTCAAAATCAACTTGATGCAAAAGCACCAACAAATAGCCCAACATTTACTGGAACCGTTGTTTTACCAGTTGGAACATCAATTGGAGACGTTTCTTCTACAGAAATTTCATATGTAAATGGAGTTACTTCTGGAATCCAAACACAACTTGATGGAAAGTCTGGAACAGGTCATACACATCTTTTAGCAGCAGGAGCAACAGATGTAACCGCTTCTGCATCAGAACTTAATATTATGGATGGGGTTACCGCATCTACAGCAGAAATTAATATTCTTGACGGACTTACTGCCTCAACCGCAGAACTTAACTATGTTGATGGAGTTACATCTGCCATTCAGACACAGATTGATGGCAAGGCTGCATCTTCACATACACACTCACAATCTGATATTACAAATCTAACAACAGACCTTGCTGCAAAAGCAAGCCTTTCTGGAGCAACATTTACTGGTACAGTAACCCTTGCTGCAGATCCAGCAGATGCTCTTCAAGCAGCAACAAAGCAGTATGTTGATTCAATTGCAGAAGGACTACATATACATGCATCTGTAGTTGCAGCAACATCTGCAAATATTAACCTTTCTACAGATGTTGAAAATGGAGATACTCTTGATGGAGTAACTCTTGCAACAGGAAATCGTATTCTTGTTAAAAATCAAACAACAAAGTCTCAAAATGGTATTTACGTAGTTGCAGCATCTGGCGCACCAACAAGAGCAGCAGATTTTGATACTTCGGCAGAAGTTGATGGCGGAGATTTTGTTTTCGTAACTGGTGGAACTCTATATGACAATACAGGTTGGGTTCAAACAAATACTGGAGTTACAATAGGCTCTAGCGATATTGAGTTTAGTCAATTTTCTGGTGCTGGAACAGTTACGGCAGGAACAAATATTTCAGTTTCTGGTACTCAAGTTTCTGTAGTAAATGATCCAACATTCTCAGGACTTGTTACAGCATCTTCTGGTGTAGCCTTTTCTGATGGTACACAAACAAAAGAAGGCGTTCCTTCAAGAACACCAATTATTCAAAAAACAGATTCTTATACACTATCTTCTTTAACAGAAAGAGATAGTTTGATTGAAATGGGTAAGGCAACTGCTCAAACAATTACAGTTCCAACAAATGCCACAGTGGCATGGCCAGTAGGAACTTCAATCAGCATACTTCAAACTGGAGCGGGACAAGTAACAGTTGCGGGTGCAGTTGGAGTAACAATTAATGCAACACCAGGATTAAAACTACGTGCACAATGGTCATCTGCTACTCTTCTAAAGAGAGCAACAGATACTTGGGTACTGTTTGGCGATCTATCAGCATAAAATGTTGGTATAATAATAAAAGAAAAGGAGTAACATGTCAAAAAATATTGGTATTAGATCTTCAGCGCAGGATAACTTTTTGCAACCAGACAATGTTACTTCTTTAACAGCGACAGATGTTGGAACAAATCGTCCTTATGCTGCAACGGCAAACACAACATCTGCAGCATCAGCATCAGGAACAGGTGGAGCAGTAAGCCTTTCATGGACTCTTCCAGCAACATCTCCAGCAGCAACATCTTATGAAATTACTACAACTCCATCAACCTATACAGCAGATACTGGGTCTTCTTCAACAAGTTATACCTTTCAAGGACTAGCATCTGCTACATCTTATACATTTACAGTAAAAGCAAAAAATGCATCAGGAACTGCAAGCGGAACAACATCTTCTTCGGTAACAGCAACAACAGTTCCAGCAAAACCAGCAGCACCAACCGCATCATCTTCAAATGCAAACCAAGACGTTGTTACATGGAGTGCACCAGCAACTGGTGGTAAAGCAATTTCAAGTTATACTGTAAATTCCAGTGATACTTCTATTAACAATAGCGGAACTTTTACAAATGCAACATCGCCATTAACTGTTAGTGAAAATGGAGGAACTTCTCAAACATATCGTGTAACTGCAATTAATGCAAATGGTTCTTCAATTCAAAGCGATGCATCCAATTCTGTTACAACCACCAGCCCATTCTTTCCATTTTTCCCGTTCTTCCCATTTTTTCCATTCTTTCCATTTTTCCCGTTCTTCCCGTTCTTCCCTTCCTTTGCTCCACCACCACCATACTTCCCATACTTCCCATACTTCCCATGGTTTTATGGATTTGAATCGCTTGCAGGAACCACTCAGGTTATGACAGCAGAAGGCAAAAAGCCTGCAGCAGAACTTGTTGTAGGCGATGTACTCCTTTCAATGAACATTGATGGGGTAGATAGAACAAGCGAAGATTGGGTAAATTGGTCTAGCCAATATCCAACTTTTAATGAAACAGATATTGTTGAAACAACAATAACCTCAATAACCACAAACACAGTTTCAGAAATATATCTAGTAAATGGAGACATGTATTCTAGTGGCCACTACATTTTGACCAAAAAGGATAATGTTGCAAAGTTTATTCGTGTAACTGAATTAGATACGTCTTATCAGGTATTCTCTTATACAGAAATGGGCTTTGTAGGAATAACTGCCTTTGAGATTTTAGAAGATGTAGAGGAAACTATTTACTCAATTCATTGCGAACCATATGACAACTTCTTTACAGAAAACATGTTGGTATTCGATGCTTTTGATCCACCAACTACACCTTAATAAAAAATTATTTATGATATACTTTAAATATATAAAATAAATAGTTTTTTAGAAAATGGTGATTAGTGGTTACATTAAATTTTTATAAAGAAAATAATTCTTTTGTTAACTTTCATCCATTAAGTATAAAAAGAAATTGGATGGATAATACAGTAGAAAAACATGCATATAGGTGCTTTCCAGTATCTTCTGCAAATTTAGTTGGTTGGACATTTTCTTATCCAGAAGATATAGTTTTTATTTGGGATGGTATTTCTGATACATATTCTCATCATGTTAAAATTTTAAAAGGGAATAAATATGTAAATTCAGATAGATCAAATGCTACAATTAGTTTTAATAGCAATTTATATTTAAGAACAGAAGATGATATTAGCATTATGGTTATGCCAGTTCCAAATCAATTTATTGCAGGAACTAACTGTTTTACAACAATATTAAGTCCTTCTATTTTAAAGGCTCCAATTCCAGTAGCATGGATGATTACAATGCCAAATATAGAAATTACTATTCCAGCAAATACACCAATAGCATCTATTATTCCTATATCTTTAAAAGAACTAGAAAACACATCTGTAAATTTAAATTATTCAAATTTTGATGAAAAACATCATAAATTTTTAGAAGAATATAGCATTGGATCCAGAGAAAAAGTTTTGCAAAACAAATGGAGTAATTTTTATAGAGATGGCGTTGACCATAATGGTAATCAAATAGGAAAACACGAAGTTAAAAATTTAAAACTGAATCTTAATGACTATACAAAGGAAAGAAATGAATAAAAATAAAATTATTTTTAAACCATCAAGGCCATGGCTTTCATCAGAAAGTAAATCTGCTCCAAAACCAATTATAAAGTCAATCCCAGATTGGTATAGAAAAGCAGATAGATACATAAAAGATGATCAAGATAACTTTGTAATAGGTCCAGACAAAGGCAAGATTCCTACATGGAAAGCATGTCCAGCAATGTTTGACATAATGGGAACTGGATACTCTTTAAATACCCCATGTGATATTGAATTTTTTGAAGATGATAATAATGAAATAAAGGTAAAGGTACACGATCCAAAGTATGCCTCTTTTGTTCAACCAAGAACACAAATGCCACAATTCTTTCATCCAGAAGGATATTATTTGAATCATTTTGCCTGGTTTGGTGATTGGCAAGTTGCTTTGCCAAAAGGATATAGTGGTTTATATACAACACCGCTTAATAGATATGATCTACCATTTTTAAATACAAGTGGAATAATTGATTTAGACAAGGTTCATTTACCAGGATCTTATCCATTTTTTATAAGGAAAGGTTTTTCTGGAATTATTCCAGCAGGAACTCCATATGTTCAAATTATTCCATTTAAAAGAGAAAACTGGGTTTCTGAAATAGTTGAAAATTCAGATATTAAAACAATATCAAAAGAGTATCAAGAAAATAGTAAAATTTATCGTGTGCCAAATGGCGGAGTTTATAAAAATAAAGTTTGGGAGCCAAGATCTTATGAGTAAAAATGGTATAATAAAAAAAAGGAGAATAATATGCAAGAAATAGACGATTCACAAAACCCCTGGTTTACAAAAGATAGATCAGAGTCAGCATCAAAAAGAATGCAAGATAAAAGTTTTAACAATATTAGGGTCAGTAATCCAGGACTTGGGTTAAATGTTTATCATAACGCAATATCTAAAGAAAATTGTGACAAATATTTAAATATACTAGAAGATAGACTAAATGGAAAAACAAGGTATCGTTGGAATGAAGCACAAGTTACAAACTCTAACAAGCCAATAAAATATGCAAGAAACTGTTCCGATTTTAAATATAATTCTAAAGTTCTTGGACCAAGAAATGATGAAAATAGTAGTTTGATTGATATGTATGATGAAATTTTTAATGTTTTAAAGTCATGCGTTGATGATTATGCTCGATATTGGGGAATAAATGTTGTTTACTATGAGTCATTTAATTTTGTTAAATACGAAGGTCCTGGGCAACAGTTCAGAATTCATGCAGATCACGGACCAGCATATAACACAACAGTTTCTGCTGTAATTTATTTAAATGATAACTATGAAGGTGGAGAAATATATTTTCCAAGACTAGATAATTTAACCTATAAACCACAGTTTGGAGATATTGTAATTTTTCCATCTAACTATATCTATGAACATGCTTCATTAGATATGATAAGTGGAACTAAATATTGTGTTGTTGTAATGACAGATATTAATGAAATAGGACATAAAAATCAATATGCAGAAAGGCAAAGATGATTAGTTTTTTAGAAAATGCTGTTACAACTCCTTCTTGGGATAGCAAAGAATTACTTGGAGACGGTATAGCAGTTTATAGAAATGTTTTTAAAAAAGAAATGAATCTGATCAATAGAATGGAAATTGCTCTATCTGGTAAAAATCCACGATATAAATGGAGAGATGCTTTAGTTGGGTATGGAAAAAAAATTCCAGAATACAGGGATTGTGTTGATTTTAAGTATAAAAAAACAGATATAGAACAAGATAAAAGTGTTGAGTCTGTTTTGCTACAAAAAATTTGGCAAGAATGCTATGACGTAAAGTTTCCAGCAGTTCAAGATTATTCTCATCATTTTCGTATTGGAGACTTAAAGTATTGGGAATCATTTAATTTTATAAAATATGGACCAGGACAACATTTTCAAGAACATCACGATCACGGATATTCATATAATTGCGTTGTTTCTCTTGTCGGATATTTAAACGATGATTATGTTGGTGGAGAATTAGATTTTAGATTACAAAATTTAAGAATTAAGCCTCAAGCAGGAGACTTATACGTTTTTCCATCAAACTATATGTATCCACATACTGCAATGCCAGTTTTATCTGGAACTAAGTATTCGTTAGTGACAATGCTTGATTACAGTGCAAAGTATCATAAACCAGATATTTACCAAGATACAGATAGTTAATAAGTTATAGTTTTTATTAAAAGAAAACTCTACCTAATCTATACATGCAGAGTTTACAAAAACTAAAAACTCTGCTACAATTAGGTATCATTTAAATTTAATTTATTAGGAGATTTTACTTATGTCAGATGTTTTTTCTTTTCGTCTTTCAGATGAATTTGTTAACAAATATGTAGGAATTGAGCCACCTTTTGGATTTAAAGATGCTGGTCTAAACTCACTTGGAGAGATTACGTTTATTCGTACATATTCAAGAGTAAAAGAAGACGGTAAAAAAGAAAGATGGCATGAGGTTTGTAAAAGAGTAATCGAAGGCATGTACTCAGTACAAAAGAATCATGCTAAAGAAAACAGGCTACCCTGGAATGACTATAAGGCTCAAAAGTCTGCACAAGAAGCCTTTGATCGTATGTTTAACCTTAAGTGGACACCACCAGGACGAGGGCTCTGGGCATTCGGAACGCCAATGACTATGGAAAAACGCAACTCTGCTGCACTTCAAAACTGTGCAATGGTATCAACAAGAGATATTGATAGAAATGATCCAGGAGCATTATTCTCCTGGGTTATGGACGCTCTTATGCTTGGTGTTGGCGTTGGATTTGACACGATTGGTCAAGATAAAGAAATGCCAATTTATGCTCCTACAGAGCCAGTAGTCATTTATGAAATTCCAGATACTCGTGAAGGTTGGGTAGAATCTGTAAGACTTCTTATTAACTCTATGCTAAGGCCAAACCAAAACATACAAGAGTTTAAGTATGACTTGATCAGACCCTTGGGAGCACCCATTAAAGGCTTTGGTGGCGTTTCTAGCGGTCCACAACCATTGATTGATCTTCATCAGAGGATAAGAAAAGTTATTGGTTCTAGAGTCGGGGAGACACTAGATTCAAGAGCAATAGTTGATATTGTTAATTTAATTGGAACTTGTGTTGTTTCGGGTAATGTTAGAAGATCGGCAACTCTTGCATTAGGTTCTGCTGGAGATAATGACTTTATTAATTTAAAAAATGGAGAAGTATTTCCAGAAAGAAACTCATTTGATTCAGAAAATCCAGGTTGGGCATGGATGAGCAATAACTCTATTTCTGCAACTGTTGGAACTAACTACGATGATTATGTAGATTTGATTGCAAATAATGGAGAGCCAGGATTTATTTGGCTTGATGTTGCAAGAAACTATGGTCGCCTAGCAGATCCAGCAGATGGAAAAGATTATCGCGTAATGGGTTTTAATCCATGTGCAGAACAACCACTTGAGTCATATGAACTTTGTACACTTGTTGAAGTTCATTTAAATCGTCATACGGATAAAGAGGACTTTTTACGTACACTAAAGTTTGCTTATCTTTATGGAAAAACAGTAACTCTTGTCCCTACACATTGGCAGATTACAAATGGAATTATGCAACGTAATAGAAGAATTGGAACATCTTTAACTGGTATTGCATCATTTGCAGATACTCACGGACTTCCAACTACAAGAGATTGGATGGATGAAGGATATCAAACAATTCGTAAATATGACAAGCAGTATTCAGAATGGCTTTGTGTTCGTGAATCAATTCGTGTAACAACAGTTAAGCCGTCAGGATCTGTATCGTTGCTATCTGGGGCATCACCAGGAGTTCATTGGCCAGTTGGTGGAGAATACTTCCTTCGTGCAATTAGATTTAGTGACCAGGATCCAATGATGCATTTGTTTAAGGCAGCAGGCTATAAAACTGAGCCAGACTTAGTTTCTGCAAATACAATGGTTGTTTACTTTCCAGTTCATTCTGGACACCCAAGATCAGAAAAAGACGTAACATTATTTGAAAAGATTGGTCTTGCTGCAACAACACAAAAATACTGGTCTGATAATGGAGTTTCTGTAACATTGTCTTTTGATAAAGACTCAGAAACAAAGCATATTGCTCCAGCGCTTCATATGTATGAGGGTCAATTAAAGGCGGTATCATTCCTACCAATGGGAAATACTGTTTATCCTCAACAACCATATCAGCAAATAACACAAGAAGAATATGACGACTATGTTGGAAAAATTGCAAAAATTGATTGGTCTGCAATTTATGATGGCGTAGAAAATCTAGATTCTGTTGGTGAAATGTATTGTACAACAGACTATTGTGAAATTAAAACTAGTTCCTGATATAATTAGAGGCAGGAGATGATATGGCTACTGCCTCAAACTTATATACTGAGAAAATATACTCAGAGCATCCAATTGCTACATGGCATTTAGATGATGAGGCATATTATATTTCTTTAATTAACGATAATCAAAGAAATTTTAACTCTATAAATCCTTGGACTGCAAGTGCTAACACTATTATCTATGATCCAGAACTTGATGGAAATATTAGTGCAATATCTCCTCTGCCATACAACCTTTCTGAGGCAGGGCTAAGTTATTGCAGGTTGGCAGATGCAACAAATAGTGAAACAATAACATCTAGCAATCTAGAATATTTTGTTAATTTTAATCAAGAGTTAGCAACATTTACAATAGGATCTTGGGTTTATACAACAAGTGGGTTATTAGAAAAAATTTCTATAGGATATACATATGATGGACTGGCTACTCCAGTTTATAGTGAGTTTATAACTTCAACAAAAGATCAATGGTTTTTTATCTCTGGCACCTTTGACATACCAATAGGCATTACTGAGACCGACAGACTTAAGGTAATAATAAAAATTGATGCAGATAACTCTAGCATTGATGAAATGGATTATGAGTTTTACTTTCAAGGAGTAACAGTAGGACAACTTTGTGAAGAATATCATGCAGAGTCTTTAGGAAAAACAAAAAGTCTTTTACCATCATTAATTAATTTATCTGTAGATGGTGTAGTTAATGCGGATGCATATGGAATATCAGATATAAATGGATACTACATAGTTGAGAATAATTATTTAGTTTCAAAAGATGGAGCAATACCATTAACATATGGGTCAAGCGGATCAATTGAACTCATTCCACATGAAGAAATTGTTGCAGATCGTGCTTGGTCGTATGTAGATGATGAAGTTTGGTCATACTGGGATGATGGAACTTGGCAAAATGTTTCTGAATTTCAAGATCAAGCAGATTTAATTATTAACGCTAAGCCGTCTATGATTTTTCCAGGATTTGGATTTTTAAATGAGTCTGGAAGAAATCAGTCTTATACTGTAGAGTTTTGGATTAGTCTTGACTCTAATGCTACATCTCCAAAAAGAATTTTTGGTCCAATAAATTCAACAGATGGTCTTTATGTTGAAAATGGTTTACTTACTTTAGTAATTGGTAATAACTTTGTTTCACACTATGTAGGTGAATGGTTTAGGCCTATGTTGGTTCATATTAGATTAATTAAAGATCAGGCATCTTTATTGGTTAATGGAGAAGAAGTTGGGCAGTTATCTTTTAACACAAAAACAATATCTCTTCCGTCAGAATTAACAGAAGAAAATAAAAGCAATGATTGGCTAGGATTTTATGCCTATAAAAATAATGTTGTAGATCCAATTTTATTAGGTTCTTTTTCTATATTTTCTTATGCAATATCAACACTAGTTGCTAAAGCACATTATGTTTATGGTCAAGGCGTTCCAAACTCTTCTGAAATAATTGATAGTTATTATGGTGGATCGGCAGTAGAAATAGACTATTCTGTTTCTAAGTATAATAACAACAAATCATATCCATTAAATCTATCCTGGACACAGGCAGATATAGACAATCTCATTGCGTCTGACAATGTTTTAAAAACTCCAGAATACTCTTTGCCAACTTTTAATTTAGGAGATAAAACATTTTCTGATTTAGAAAACGACTCTTCTGCAATACAAGACGATGGAGAATTATTCTTTTCATTAAGTCCAAACTCAACATGGGATTCAGTTAATTCATCAATTTATTTTAATAATTTTTCTTTTATTCCATCAACAGTTAATGCTCTCTATGGCGTTTTTGAGTTTACAGATTCTTTAACAGATCAAACACTTATGATTTTATTTAAAGATAATAATAATTATTTAAAAATAAGAAGACTTGCTGGAAATAGCAATGTAAATTATGTTTTTTGTTATAACGGAACAACAACAAATATAGGATCAGTTTCTGTTCCACTACATGAGTTTGTTGCTGGTATCAACATAGACAAACTATTAAGCAATACAACTATCTTTGGACTATCAGAATTCTTTTCAAATAGATCATTATTGAAAATGTATGTAGGTAATGATATAGATAATAAAAAGTTTACTGGAAGAATTTATGCTTTTGGTATTTCAACAGTTAAAAATTCTTTGGAAATTGATCATCACTTTTCATCAAATGGCTTGGCTTTAGTCAATGCATATTCTTCACTAACGCCTCATATTGCTAGTTATACCTTATTGCCATTTAAAGAATATGGAAAGTTTTATATAGATATCTCGGTTGCTGGATATTGGAGAGACTATATTCCACTTTCATCTTTAACTGCTCAAGTATATGATGTAAATAATAATTTAATAGAAGACTTAGATTTTATTCAGTTTAATATAGACTATCCAGCCATATCAGACTCTGCTTTAACAGGACAAACATATTGGACTAATTCATCTTTATCAAATGTTTATAACACAGATAACTCTGCAATCAGATCTTACGTTGCATTTGATTATACTTCAAATGGGGTTGCAAAATCAGACGAGGAGTATTCTGATATTCCTGCAAACTATTCAAAAATATTAGACTTAAATAATACAGTGTGGGCTGATAAAAGATTTGAAGTATTGGATAATTATTTAATTTATCCAGATAAAAATGTTAATATTTCTAACATTTCTTTAATTTGTTTTATTAACTTTAAAGTAAAAAGCATTTTAAAGAAAAAGGCATTTTTAAGAAAATTAGAGTTTGCATCAAAATCATTAAATTATAACTCAAACAATCCAATAGGAACAAAATATGGAACTGATGTTTATCCATTTAAAAAAGTTGGTTTTTATAATGACTATAAGGGTAAAAATCCAATCCTTATTGATAAAGAAAATATGCCATACTTATATTTAACTAGAAAAAGTGGATTAGAGTTAAGAAATGGAACAAATGATATAGAAAGAGGAGTATCTATACCAATTTCATCAACTGGAACCAATCTTTACTCTCTTAGTGCAATTCAAATGTTTACTAGATGCGACCTTTATGCTTTCCCACAAGATCCAGTTAAAATTTTTGAAATTGACTATAAAGATGATATTTTAGATTTTTATATTAAATCAAATTCATCAACTGGAAAAAGAGGTGTAGTTTTTGCTAAGTTGAGATCAACAGGAAGTAATTTTACAGGACTTGGGTACTACCTAAATGGAAAAATTGTTAGAGAACCAGTTATTAATATACAGCAATGGTATTCTTTGGGAATTTCTTTTAATAACGCCTTAAACTTTAATAACTATGCTGGCAAGTTAAATTTAAAATATTTAATGATGTTTAATAATATTTCTATGTATCAGGGAACATCTTTGCAGGTAGTTCAAAGAATTATCCTAAGATCTTGGAATGAAGTAGAAGATGGAAATGACTGGTCTTATTGGTCAAATGCTGGAGACTGGAATAATGTATATATTAAGTCTAGAGACTCAAGATATATCGTAAATCCATCAGAAGTTTACAAGTCTTATATAGGAACAAACAAAATTATTATTGATGATGAAAGTGATGATCTTAATATTGTGTCTGATAGTATAAGGGCTTACACTGCTGCTTCTTGGCAAACATACGTAATCAGTCCAGCATAATATGGTATACTTGTGGCTATGGATCGTCAAAGAAAACCAAAAGTTGGCAAAAGCAGTGTCAAACTTATTGAAAAAGGTTATGACTGGGGCATGTATATTTGGATCAAGCCAAATGGAAAAGCCTTTGGTGATGGTCATGGCAACCTTCTAAATATTCCATCTCGCAAGGGCGATCTGCAAAAAATGGCTGAATTAAAAAGAGCAGCAGAATATTATGGATGTGAAGGCGGTCATGCCCAGTTTCATCCAGGTGTAAAGCGTGTAAGTGAAATGGAATACTCTGAGCAACTATCAAGAATGCGTGAAGGATTAATTCCAAATCTGAACGATCTTGGTTCTGTTTATGACGCACAACAAACATTAAAGGTTCACGGAGAAGAGTAATGGAAGAATATTTTGTAGGTGCATCTATTAGCGATGCCATAGAAAAAGTTGATGATTTTAAAAAAAGCGATCCATTTAATAAATCTTGGGATGAACTAAAAGGATTAGCAAACCTTGATCAAAATTTTAAACGCCGTACTGTAAGAAATTTAAACAAAGTAGATACAACTCAAAACTACCTAAATAGTGCAAATTCTAGCCCTTCTGGTATTGATAATGCTAAATCAAAGGCTATTAATCCAGGTGCCGTCATAAGAAACGGATATGGACTATTTGATGTTATTACCCCACCATATAATCTTTATGAGTTGGCAAACTACTATGATACATCTTTTGCAAATCATGCAGCAATTGATGCAAAAGTAGAAAATGTTGTTGGGCTTGGATATGACTTTGTTGTTGGATCTAGAACAATGCTTAAACTTGAAAATGTTGAAGATGAAATGGCATTGGGTCGTGCTAGAAAACGAATTGAACGTGCAAAAATTGAAATGCGTGATTGGCTAGAAAGCCTAAATGATGACGACAGTTTCACAAAAACAATGGAAAAAATTTATGTAGATATGCAGGCAACTGGTAATGGCTACATGGAAATTGGTAGAACTGTAACTGGAGAAATTGGGTATGTTGGTCATATTCCATCAACTACAATGCGTGTTCGTAGATTAAGAGATGGATATGTTCAAATTATTGGTCCATCAGTTATTTACTTTAGAAACTTTGGTGCAAAGAATCCAAATCCAATTACAACTGATACAAGACCAAATGAAATTATTCATTTTAAACAATATTCACCATTAAATACATATTATGGAATTCCAGACATCATTGCTGCACTTCCATCTTTAATTGGAGATCAACTTGCTGGCCAATATAACATTGATTACTTTGAGAATAAGGCAGTTCCAAGATATATTATTACACTTAAGGGTGCAAAACTAAGTGCTGATGCAGAAGATAAAATGTTTAGATTCTTGCAGACAGGTCTAAAGTCACAGTCTCATAGAACTTTATTTATTCCTCTACCAGGAGATACAGATACTAATAAAGTTGAATTTAAGATGGAGCCAATCGAAAATGGTATTCAAGAGGCTTCGTTTAATGAATATAGAGTAAGAAACAGGGATGATATTTTAGTTGCACATCAAGTTCCAATTTCAAAACTTGGTGGTTCTGATAGTGGATCAATTGCATCTGCTTTAGCACAAGATCGTACATTTAAAGAGCAGGTTGCAAGACCAGCACAGCAAGAACTTGAAAAACTTATTAATAAGGTTGTTCGTGAAAAAACTGATATCCTTGAACTCAAGTTTAATGAGTTAACACTAACCGATGAAATTGCACAATCTCAGATTCTTGAGAGATATGTAAAGACACAGGTTATGATGCCAAATGAGGCTCGTGAAAAATTAGGTCTTCCACAACATCCAGAAGGCGATGCTCCATTTGTTATGTCTCCAAGACAAGCAACCGATGCTAGGGCAAATCTTGCTGGCAATAGACAAAGGGATGCAGAAAGAACAAATAATAATTCTGATTCTACATCCACAATTTCTGGAAGAAATCCACAAGGGGAAGGTAGGTCGTCCACATAATATCAACAAAGTGTTAAAAATGTTGATATAATGGATGTGATATGAGTATCATTTCTAAATCGCATTGGTCAACAGAGGGTGAGAATGTTCGCCTATCAATGCCTTTTGCCAAGGTAGACAAGGAACGCAGAATTGTATCAGGTTTTGCGACTCTTGATAATCTTGATAGACAAAACGATATTGTTTTAACTGAGGCTAGTCTAAAAGCATTTTCAAAGTTTCGTGGTAACATTCGTGAAATGCATCAACCATCCGCAGTAGGAAAGATGGTTTCATTCAAAGAAGATAAGTATTTTGATCCAGATACAAAGAAGTTTTATTCTGGTGTTTTTGTTTCAGCATATGTTTCAAAAGGAGCACAAAATGCTTGGGAAAAAGTTCTAGATGGAACATACACAGGATTTTCAATTGGCGGTAGAATGAACAAGTGGGATGATGGCTACGATGAAAAAGCAGATAAGCCAATTAGAATTATTAAAGAATATGATTTGGTTGAACTGTCTTTAGTAGATAATCCAGCAAATCAGTTTGCAAGCATTCTTTCTATTGAAAAGGTAGATGGAAAAGATGTTGTAAAGGGCGAAATTTTAGATGTTGTTGTAGAAAATGTGTTTTGGGATAAGGATTCTGGTTTAGTAATGGTTTCAGAAAATGATTCTGAAATTAGTCCAACAACTGGCAAGCAGATGAAAAATATAGGTTTTGTTGAAAAGTCAGATAATGACAAAGTTGACATGATAAAGTTCTTAGTTGATAGTGCCAAAGGTATTAGTACAACTGAGATGCAAAAGGAGGTAAGTCCTATGACAGAAGATACAACACAAGTTGAAAAAGCAGAAGTTGTTGAAAATGTTGAGGTCGCTCCAGAGGCAACAGATACCACTGTTACCAAGAGTGCTGACGAAACTGTTGCTGAAGCAGCAGTAGAAGAAGCAGTCGAAGCAGTTGTTGAAACTGAAGTAGCAAAGTCTG